TCCTTCGTACTCACCATATAGTCCTAAATCTGTTTCCTCTAATAGCGCTCTATCTTCTTCACATAGGTGTAAATTACCGTCTCTGTGCAGTAGTCTTGCTTCAGTGAATAATTGGATAAAGCTATCGGAAGAATACCTGTAGATATTCTCAGATAAAGGCAGGTTGTGTTTTAGATGGTAGTCTAATCCAGGTGTAGTTTCAACCAGTAAGTTAAGTAGTTTGATCATAAAAAATCCTTTTTAAAGAATCGACCTGATATGTTATCGTTAAAGTAGGTTGATCCTGGTTCAATAACTCCTTTCATATATAGGTACTTATCTTCGTAGTAAGTAAGTTGCTTCTTAGAAGATACAAAGATAAGGATTTCTCTTGAGAATTCCGACTGTTTTTTATCTTTTATCATCTGTTTTATTTCCGGATGTGATCCGTAATATGTCTTCCAGTCAGTCTCTTTTGTGACTGTCTTTTTCTTAGATGCTCTTTTATCAGTTAGAAGTGCTAGTTCTCTTTTTCCTAGTGCTTTTCTCTGTACTGATATTAATTGTTTTCTTCCTAAGTACTTTCTACCTGTCGGTATATGAGTTACTTCGTAGATAAATCCGAAAGTATTTTCCGGCATATCTGTTAATTCCTTTACTTCTTGTTCTTTATATAACCACATATTTTTTATTTTTATTGATCCAAGTTAATTACTTGACCTCTCCATTCCAACGTATCTCCTTTTCTTGTAAAATCAGCTACTCTTTCCGTTAACATAGTATTGTCTAGGTTTGAAATATTAGCATCTAGTATAGCGTACATACCGCCTTCACTGCTTATTACAGATAGTGCTACATCTCCTACTACTTCTAAAGCGGCAATTTCAATTTCTTTTAATTTCATTTTCTAGTTATTATAGTTTTATTATTAAATTGATAGTAGTGTTCCTGTACTACTAAATTTAGCGATTCTATTAACTGTTTTAGTTACCGAAGTATCTGCAGCAATAGTAAAGAGTCCTCCGTATAACACATTACCGTTAGAATCTATAGCGTGAGCATATATTTCACCGTTAAAATCAGGGGTATAGTTTATATCTATATTATACCTTTGTAATCCAAAAAACATCTTTACTGATACGTTTATGTCTTCTCCATCATAATTACCAAACCGTCCTGATACTAGTAGTTGGTTGTCTCCAAATGTATCTAGTCTAAATACATCACTATTAAGTCCTGTTCCAAATACGTTGTAAACTGTACCATCTGTGTTGAATGCTACTATATTAGTATAGGGAGTTCCTGAGGTTTCTTTAAAGTCTCCTCCTGCTACTACTCTATAGTCTGAAGTGGTCGTAATAGCGTTTACGATAGGAGTGTAAGCGTATCCTCGTGCGGCTAGATTGTAGTTGCGAAGTATGTTACCGTTATCTTGTAATTTAACTAATCCTTTTGCAGTTGATGACTTATACTGAAGGAAGTAGCCGCCTACGTATATTTCATTATCAGTTCCTATATGAATTGCCATCACGCTGTTATTAAATCCTGATCCTATACTAAAAGATGGACTTTTAACTCCAGTATCCATGTGTATAGCTCCAATATACCCAGCAGGAGATCCGTTAAGGGATGTAAAGTTTCCTCCAATATATAAGTATTCCCCTCTGAATGCTATTGTTTCTACGGTACTGTTACATCCTGTTAAAGTAGTATTAAGTGTCCCTTCTGGGTTAAGTATGCAGATGCGGTTTACTACTGTACCATTGTACCAGATAAAGTCTCCTCCTATTGCAATGCGTCCGTCTGGTAGTATGTATATACTCCGTACATCGCCGAGTGGTCCTGTACCGGAAGCATTAAAACTGGTATCTAATGTACCGTCTGGGAATAATCTTACTAGGTTAGGAGTTGTAAGGGTTGCTCCTCTATATGTGTCAAAGGTGCCTCCTACTAGAATTTTTCCGTCTGATTGAATTTTTATATCATAAACTGGCCAATCGAATCCATAAATACCTACTTTCCAATTAGATTTAGGTACTAGTTGACTATTTGTAAAACCACTTAGGTAGAGGTTATCCAAGTGATACTTTTCTACTGCTTGGGACTTTGTCATACATTGATTAGAGGCTGTATGGGACTGTCCCGTCTGAAGGGTGAATCCTCCTGTTTGAGCATCAGTAAAACTTACCATCTGGTTATCTGCTAAATCTCCCCAAGCCATTACAATCTACTTTTTAGTAGTTCAACCTCCTTTTCTAACTCCCTAACCTTAGCTACTAGTATCTCAGTATAATTCACTGTTAAGAATTCTCCATCTGTTCCTACTTGGTCTGGGTATTTTTGTTGTTGTTCCTGTGCTATATACCCTATATGCTCCTTGTCATCTCTTCCATCCAGCCACTTATAGTAAGCTACATCTCCATCTCTTCTAGTGATTGATTTTAATCTCCTATCTGAGCTGTTAAAGAATCCTGCTGCTGTTACACTCCCTTGTACCGTTAGTGCATGAGTTCCTGCATTAAATCTAAATCCTGTTGTCGATACATCGAAGTATGGATATGTTTGGTAAGGATCGCTCGGGTTTCCTAGTAGTACGTAGTAGTCTCCTGTTGATGTAGATTGTAATGAGTATGAATTTCCTCCTGGTCCTGTTAGTCCTTGTATTCCTTGTAATCCTTGAATACCATTTCCTTGAATACCCTGTATACCTTGAATACCTTGAACACTTATACCCTGTATTCCTTGTAATCCTTGAATACCATTTCCTTGAATACCCTGTATACCTTGAACACTTATACCCTGTATACCCTGTATTCCTTGTAATCCTTGAATACCATTTCCTTGAATTCCTTGAATACCTTGTATACCTTGAACGCTTATTCCTTGGATACCTTGTACTCCTTGAATACCTGCAGCTCCACTTAGGTCATTAATATAGCTATATGCAAACCCATCCCAAAGATATATTTTAGAGTTATCTACATCGTTTGCTGATACTGTTGTTATTATTGCAAATTGACCTGGTTCAATATCTACCGGTGCTGTATCTGCCTGTAAAGCAGCTACACTTGCATACACCTTGGCAATGATAAACCCTAATCCTGTATCTCCTACAACTCCTTGTATTCCTTGGATACCTTGCAATCCTTGGATACCTTGCAATCCCTGTAGTCCTTGGATACCTTGGATACCTTGAATACCCTGAGTTCCTTGGATACCCTGTGTACCTTGTGTACTCTGTATTCCTTGAATCCCTTGCAATCCTTGAAGTCCCTGTAGTCCTTGAGTTCCTTGAATTCCTTGAGTTCCCTGAGGTCCTTGAATACCTTGTAATCCCTGTAGTCCTTGAACTCCTTGAACTCCTTGAGTACCTTGAACTCCCTGTGTTCCCTGAGTGCCTTGAGGTCCTTGCAATCCTTGAATTCCTTGTATCCCTTGGGTACCTTGAGGTCCTTGTACTCCTTGTATACCTTGTACTCCTTCGTCTCCTTCTACTCCTTGAAGTCCTTGAAGTCCTTGAATTCCTCTAGTACCTTGCATACCTTGGATTCCCTGTGCTCCAGTAAATCCTTGAATACCCTGTGTACCTTGTAGTTGCAAATCTGTTCTAAACCTAATGTTACCACTTCCGTCTGCTACTAGTATTTTAGTCTCAGTAGTACCTTGTGGTAGTGAGGATAGTCTTAGTACTGATCCTGTTACTTGGCCTATTACCTGTAAGTTCCCTGTAATTCCTACATCACTTGTTCTTGTGATTCTTCCACCTAGGGAAGCTGTCCAATAAGAAGATCCTTGAGGTATGTCTATATTAACTGGATTTATTGCTGGTGCAAATTGACTTCCTGTATAGTATAGAGATAGTGTATTACCTGATATAGATGCTGAATAGAAAAGAGATGAGAAATTCTCATCTGCTTCTATATAGGTTAATTTGGATCCTTTGTCGGTTCTTAATAATATTGCCATGTAGTACTTTTTATATAAATAGTAAAGAAGTTGTTACGTAGTTTTTACCTACGCATCAACTCATCTATTTGCTTTTGTTGTTCTTTTATTGCTTCAATAAGTACTGCTACTATATTACCGTAAGATACTCCTAACATACCGTCTTCTTGTTCGTGAACTACTTGTGGAAGTACCTCTTGAATTTCTTGAGCAATTACTCCTATCTTTTGAGACTTGTCTTCGTTATCCGTTCTGTTATAGGTAACTCCTCTTAGTGCTTTTACTTTATCTAAAGCATTTTCGATAGTGCTTATATTTTCCTTTACTCTCTCATCTGAGTATGCTACTATGTCGGCTGCTGCTGTTATAGTTCCTCCACTAGCTAAAGTAATATTTGCTGCTCCTGTTCTGTTACCAGCATGTACCCTTACTCCTGCAGAGAATCTCATTGCGCAGTATCCATCATTTAAGTCAACTATATCTCCATCATCTGCTAATATAATACCCCCTCCTGCAGCGTTTCCTGTAGATACTGATATGTTACCTGAGAAGGTAGCTGTAGTACCCTGTAACCCTCCTGATAAGGATCCTCCAGTTAGAGGTAGTTTAGTTGAGTCTGATGTTATAAATCCACTATCATTGGTAAAGCTCGATAATGCTGTTGGTCTTCCTGATACATTAGTCCAAGCTACTGCTCCTGCACTTGCAGCATAGTTGACGCTCAGTCCTGATGTACCGTATGCTTCTATATCTATATTGTTGGTAGTTCCTAGTATTGCAGTTGGGTTACCGGTATTAACAATGCTATTTTCTATGTTAAAGTTAATATTAGTTCCATTTGCACGTTTAGGAAACGCCCTACCTGTTATGCTAATACCCCATGTACCGGAAGCACTACCTCCTGTTCTTGTTGGAACGTCCAGTACTTGTCGGAAATTAGCTGGTGTGTAATATCTCAAATATCCATCTCCCGAAGCATATACTCGATCAATTGCTGTTGTACCGTTATCTCCTGATGTAGTATTTATCCAACCTGCTTGAATATACCCATTACCGTCAGTTCTTACTATCTTATTAGCTTCGTTATTTCTATCCGTATGCACTGCTAATCCTCCTGCAGTAGTTGCGTTAGTTGCTGTAGTTGCATTACCTGATAATGCTCCTGAGAATGTAGGTGCTGTTACCGTACCTGGAAATGATGTATTACCACTACCATCTAATAATGTTGCGGTTCTCTGTAAGGACGTAAAGACTCCTGTATACTGTCTAACGTGTATAGGCTCTGTCCCATCATCTGCAGTTGCTATTTCAACATACCCTTCATTTGTAGCTGTACCACCTATTCTAATACGGAATTGGTCATTATCTGCCATGTTACCGTAAACTAAGTCCGCTGAAGTAGTTCCTGCTACTGTGTTAATGGTTTTAGTAGCTGTATCAGCGTTACCGCTTGTATTCTGATTGAACGTAGGCCAAGTCTGACCTGCTGCAAATGTAATTGCACCAGTCATTGTACCTCCTGCTAGAGGTAATTTAGTTGCGTCTGTACTACTATCGTCTCTCCATGCAGGGTTACCTGATCCATCTGTTTTCCATACTTTATTTGCAACAGCACCTGGTGCTGCTACGTATCCTGCTACGTTTTTACTGTTAGCATCCCAAGTATTTGTATCTACAACAGTTTCAGCTCCTGTAGTATATCCTGTTACGTGTCCGTAAATGTCAAATGTTAATCCGCTTACATATGTTCTGCTGGTTGCTGTTAGATTAGTAGCAGTTGATGTATCTGTATGACTAAATTCAGTACCTGTTAAAGTTAATCCTCCACCTGCTGTATAAGTTGTACCTGCATCATCTCTCCAAGCTGGATTACCTGATGCATCTGTCTTCCATACCTTACTTGCTTGTCCTGCTCCTGATGCTACATATCCTGCAGTTGAAGAGGAGTTAGCAACCCATGTATTTGTATCGGTAGATGTAATTGTAAAGTTAGGATAAGTACCTGATATACTAGTTGCTCCTGCTCCTGTAAGTGCTACTGTTTGATCAGGTGCTGTATTTGTAATAGATCCTCCTGCTAAACTTATTCCTGTACCTTGTAAGTAAGTTGTACCTTGAATACCTTGAAGTCCTTGTAGTCCTTGAGTTCCTTGAATTCCTTGAGTTCCCTGAGGTCCTTGAATACCCTGTAATCCCTGTAGTCCTTGTAGTCCCTGTACTCCTTGAGTACCTTGAACTCCCTGTGTTCCCTGAGGTCCTTGTAGTCCTTGGATACCCTGCAATCCTTGGACACTTATTCCTTGAATTCCCTGAAGTCCTCTATCTCCTTGAAGTCCAGTTGTACCCTGAGCTCCTTCAGTACCTTGAGCACCTGTAGTTCCTTGTGTACCATCTGCACCTTGGATTCCCGTAGCTCCCTGTATACCTACTGTACCTTGGCTACCTACAGTTCCCTGGGAACCTGCAACTCCTTGTATTCCTGTAATTCCTTGAGTTCCTATCGTACCTTGAGTTCCCTGTATGCTTGCTCCTTGAACACCTTGTATACCTGCTGTACCACTTAGGTCATTAACGTATATGTACTGGCTTCCGTCCCATAGGTATAGTTTTGAGTTGTCTGCATCCTCTACATTACCTGTATCGATTAATGCAAACTCTCCTGGGAATATGTCTGATGGATTCGTATCTGCTTGTAGAGCTGCTACACTACTATATATCTTAGCTACTGTAAAGCCTAGTCCTGTATCTCCTTTCAGTCCTACTGTACCTTGAATACCTTGAATACCTAGAGATCCCTGTACTCCTTGCACTCCTTGTACTCCTTGAGATCCATCGGTTCCTTGAATTCCTTGAATTCCTTGAGATCCGTTAGTTCCTTGAGATCCTATTGTACCTTGATTACCTTGAATACCTTGAATTCCTTGAGATCCGTTAGTTCCTTGAATACCTTGAGTTCCTTGGTTACCTACTGTACCTTGGTTACCTTGTACTCCTTGATTACCTTGTAAGCCCTGTGCACCTGTAGATCCTTGTGTACCTTGGGTACCTACTCCTCCTATGCTTCCTGCTACTCCTTGAGTACCAGTTGCTCCTTGTGTACCATTTAATCCCTGTTCTCCTGTAAATCCTTGAATACCCTGTTCTCCAGTAACTCCTGTTGATCCCTGTGTTCCTGTTGCTCCTTGTGTACCTGTTCCTGTAAGTCCTTGCAGTCCTTGAATACCTTGTAGGTTTAAATCTGTTCTATACCTTACATTCCCTGAGTTGTCAGCTACTAGTATTTTAGTCTCAACTGTACCTACTGGAAGTGATGTTAGCTTTAATGTTGATCCAGAAACGGCCCCTATTATTCTAGTATTTCCTAGAATCTTTACTGCACTATTTCTGTAGATACTACCATCAAGATCCTCTGTCCAATATGATGATCCTTGGGGAATATCTATTGTTATAGGGTTTACACTTGGAGCGTATTGGCTACCTGTATAGTATAGAGATAATGTATTTCCGTCTATAGATGCGGAATAGAAAAGAGATGAGAAATTCTCATCTACTTCTATGTATGATAACTTAGATCCTTTGTCGGTTCTTAATAATATTGCCATGTGTGTTCTCTTTTATATAAACAGGTATTATTTATTACGATGGTATGTACATTATGTAGTAACATCCTAGACCTGGCTGGTAGTTACTGTGAGCTTGTCCTCCTCCTTGTGATGCTAGTGTAACAGTTGTTGTTGTTGTTGCAGTTGCGTCAGAGGTTTTTCCTATGGTTGGTGTACTATTTGTACCTACCAAAGAGTATCCTAAGTTACCACCTGTACTGTATCCTTGTGACATTGTATTGGTAGAGGTTAGGGTAGCAGATCCACCTGGAGCTGATATAAGGTGGGAGTGGGCACTTGTAACTGATGATGCAGAAGATCCTGCATGATCGTGGGCAGGCATCTGGTTTACTGTAAGTGTTACTGTGTTTGCTCCTGTTATTGTATTAAATGTATATGTAGGGTTTCCTCCACCTGGTGCTACTGCAGCTGACATGGTACCACCTTTCATACTTCCGTCTGTAACTCCTACACCTACTACTCCTCTTTTGTCTGGAGTTCCGTTGTTACCGTTACATAGGTATATTTTAGTCCAGGCTCCTGTTCCTGCTCCTGTAGAATCAAAAGCAGTTAATGATCCGTAGTACTCAACTACTGTATAAGGTACCATTTTTCTATAATGCAATGTATCATCTAATGCAAAAGCTGTTCCTGTCAAAGTAAGTCCTGCTCCTGCTGTATAAGTTGTGTTAGTATCTGTGGCACTAATAGTTCCTCCTGATATGGTAATATTACTTCCTGCTGAAATGGTTGTACCATTCGCAACTAAGATTTGTCCTGATGTTCCTCCTACTACCTTAAAAGCAGAACCTGTCACTGCTCCTGTTGCTGAAATGCTTCCTACAACACTCACATCACTACTTCTAGTAATACTTCCACCTAAACTTGCAGTCCACCTAGTTCCCTCCGATGTAGGAATAGCTATATTAACTGGGTTTGTTGTTGGTGCAAAAGAGCTTCCTGTATAGTATAACGAGAGAGTGTTTCCTGAGATGGATGCAGAGTAGAATAGCGATGAGAAATTCTCATCTGCTTCTTGGTACGTTAGCTCTACTGATTGGTCGGTTCTTAATTTTATTGCCATGTCTTATGTTTTATATATCAATCTTTACTACAAACGTCATGTCTGTATTTGCCGATTTAGGTACCGGCTGTCCCATTTTACCTACTGCTATTAATTCGTGAGCATCGTTATATAGTCCTACTGTTGTAATGTATGGTTGGAAGTCCGAACCTGTTACATTACTATTTAACTGTCCGTTGTTTACTTTTGCTGCACTATTATAAATATCACCTATATTATCGTAGGTTGTTTTGATAGATGCGCTAATTGCACTTGGATTGTATGTTAGATTAAATTCAGATTCTCTTAATTTACAGTGGTAGTTGTGTGTAAATATTGGCACTGTAGATTTAAACCATAATGTAATTGTTGCAAGATTTGCTATGTACCCTCTATATTTCTCTGAGGTGATTATTATCATTCCTTGATTGTAAATAATATCCCCTATATGAAAGGTAGTATATTCCATAGTTTGCGGATCTAATACTCTCTCAAACAGGTTACCTTCTCCGTCATCGTAAATATAGTCTCTATAGCTCTCTGCCAAATCATCGGTATATCCTACTTCCCATTCATCAAACCCTTCGTAAGTGTGTTGTATGTTAAATCCTGGATCTACTAAATCTGTATACCCTAGGTTCCAGTATCCTGCCTCTACATATAGGGATGGTTGTATGTCTAATACTACTGATTTAGGTTTAATAGCTACACCGTACAGTTCTCTTGGTACAGATATAATAGCAGATCCGGTAACTAGGTTTCTAGCTAACGGAAAGTCTAATGTAGTCTGGTATGAGGGGTCAAAAGAGTGTGAAGGGGAAATTCCACTATCCTTGGGTGGATAGTAGTTTTGCTGCATACTACTTAGGTAGGATCCTGTTGCTAGATTTACTGTAATTCCAGCTGCAGCTAATCCACTTCCCGATACTGCCCATTGTTTATGAGCAGTATAGGTAGTTATGTATGCATCTTGTTTGTTTAACTTTTTGTAAGCACCCATTCATTAATAGTCAAGTTTAATTCTTACTAATGCCTCTTTTGTAAAGTCCTTTAATAGTGGTCTTGATAATTTAGCAACTCCTAATAAGTCGTTATTATCGTTGTATAGTCCTACTGTTGTAATGTAGGATTGTGGAGTGTTTACCATAATAGTATGTCTCAATTCTCCTGATCCTGTGATATTAGATGGGTTAGTTGAGTAGTTGTATTCACTGTTTCTTACTCTAACGAATACGTAGTTCGATGTAACAGTCTCTTCTGAACGAAGTGTAAAACTTGCTCCAGCATCAATTGCATCAAATATTTTTCGATTATTTAATCCATCTGTTCCATTTGTTTCACTAAGGGTAATACCTGCTCCAAAAGTTGCATCTTTAATTGCATTTGCATTAAGGACAATTAGTCCTACGTCTGGTAAGAATTTACCAAAAGATCCTGAAGCATCTGTGAAGGTCTGAGAAACAGTAGCAGGAGTGCTTACTCCGTTTATTATCGATCCACTAACTATATCGTAGATTCTTCCTGAGTCTACGTAAGATAGTGTTGTTAATGTTGAACTGTTGTCAATTAACTCTAAAGTACGTCCTCCTGTTAACTTAATATCAAAGCTCCCTGGTAGCAACTTCTCTTTGTATCTTGATCTATTAACTGCAATGATGTAAACTGAGTTAGGTGTTTTTTCTCCAAATGTAAAGTTAGTATCTTCATCTCCATTTACCAGTGTTCTGTACTGTCCGTATACTACAGAAGAAGGAGTTTTAGATGGAATACCTGCTGTGAAGGGAACTGATCCACTTCCGTTTACGTTTCCAAATCCTACTGCAAATTGTACTTCTGATCCTACTGTTAAAGGATCGCTTTGGTATACATTGTAGTAGTAGTTTCCTGATGTGCTCCCTGCTTGTGAGCTTGTGAAGAATGTCGTTAAAGTACTTACTTGTCCTGTCCAAGCTGGTGCTACAACTGACTCTGCACTAATGGTAATATCCTCTTGGTCAAATCGTTTAAATGACATATGTTATGAATTTACTTTTATGATTGTTACTGGGATTGTTACTCTAGCTCCAGAATCTCTACCAATAATTGTAAGAGTGGTTTGAAGTGTTGCTGCGTCACCAAACAACGTATTTACTGTTGTTGCTGTAATATTGATTGATGTCCCTATTACTGTCTTAGAAACGTTAGTTCCTAGTGTAGTAGTTGAATTTAGTCTCTCTGCTTCAGCTGTATTAACTCCAACACCATTAAATGTGTTAACTGTTCTAGCATCTGCTAAAGTTGCTACATATCCTCCTGCCTCAAATGTTTGAGTAGATCCTAAGTAGTTAAGAGTTTGTGGTGTGATAGCTAATGAGGCTCCTTGCTTCAATCTAATTGCTGAATATCCTAAATCTAAAATAGGTAGCTTAGCTGTACCTCTTGGAAGAGTAGTTAGCTTGTACTTCATGATTTGAGTTTCATCAGGAAATGCTTCTAATAGTGGCATGTTCTCAATTGCTTCTCCGTAGTAAGCTGATCCAGATGCGTGTGCTGGATTGTATAAGGTGTAGTCAATTTCATCATCTGCTAATGCAAATTGTGTAATTTTAAAAGAACCATCTCCTTTTGCAAGAAGTTCTCTACCTTTTTTTGTTAAAATAGCATCAACAGTTACTACTGAATTACTTA